AATATGTATGTTCCATCTAAGTTGTAATACTCTGCTATTAAGTCACCTTCGCCATTTGAGTTAGCCCAACTACCATTGTAAGAATCTGTATAAGCAGAAGCATACGCATTACCTATACCTAATGTATTAGTTTCATATCCATCTTTAGACATAATTTTTTCTGCTGATTTAGGATAAGTTCTTGCTAGAGCTTCTTTAGGTACTCTACGAACAATAGCCATTTCTTTTGGTTGTTGGTCTGCACCAAAATAACCAGGAAAACAATTGTAAGGGTCTCTTAATTCTGCACAAGGATATGGAGTACCATCAGGTCCTTTTTTTTCTCTAATAACCCATACAGCAAAACCATAACCAGGTAACCATCTACCTACTTGTGGCATCTGTAAATCTAATTTTTGTGTATCATCATACGAAGTTACGATACGAGCTATCTTATCTGCTTTAGCTCTAGCTCTGTCAGAATCTTTATTGTTAGGTACATCTACTTTTAAGTTTGGAATACGACCTATCTTTTGTGACAAGTGTTCTAAACCTGACATCATTAAGTTAGGTACAGGTACTTGCCAATCTTGAAATCCTTTAAGGTTATCTCCTAGTAATGCTTGTATACCATCAGGTCCACCATTCATTATTGCACGAATACGACCTCTAGTAGAATAAGCACTCTGATTATCAAAGTGCAGATTTGTTATAGCGTATTGTATTTCTTCTGGTGTCACTCTAACCCCAAGGGCTTTCGTTCATATCGCTTATATCCCATTCTCCAAAACTTGGTTCATAATCTAATCCTACCTCAGCTAATCGTTCTTTTCCTAATCTTCTTATAACTTTTAATGGAAACCAACTAGCCATTACAACATCTGATTTATAGTTTCTTGCTTTACTAGCTCTACTAGCAGCAGATGAAAAATAAATTAGTTGTCTACGATATATATTACTCTTAGTTTCGCTTTCTGTATCACCATAAGGCAAATTTATTAGCTTTTGCTCAAACATTTGTTGCATACTACCAACACCATAAATTGGGTCATATTTGTTTTTCTGTGTTTGATGACCTTCAAGGTATATACCATTTCTACTACAGTATTCTTTTAATTCTGTATCTTGTCTAATAGCTTTCTGAAAACCATTCTCTTCTATAACCCAATGAGCTAAATTATATTTATCATGCCATTTTTTTATAGATTTTCTTGCTTGTATAATTCCACCACCCTGTTCGTTTTCTATATCTACTAAAAACAATTCTCCTGTTTCTGGATTAGCTGCCCATAAGAAACATGCTTGGAAACCTGTAGATGCTGGGTCAAGTCCTGCAATTAAATGCGTACCTGCTGGTATCTGTCCTACTACTCTGTTTATATCTCTACATTGGTCTATATCTTCTGAGTTAAACATTGTTATACCTTCTACAAATGCTTTGTTTAGATATACCATTTCATAAATAGCTCTACCACCTGTAGTGTCAGCATTATTTTTTTGTGACATTAACCATTTAAAAGTTCTTTTACTTGCCCATAACATACAGTCTTGATGTTCTTGTATATCTGTTTCTGGTAACACACACTCTGAACTATGTGCTTCTTCTACTATTGTTTCAAACTCTGGGTTTTCTAGTAAGAAGTTATATAAATCTTCAGGGTGCTGTCTAGAACCTATAACAACTACAGCAGTATGTTCCTCTTTACGAGATGACAAAGTAGTTGTCCACCATTGTCTTGTTTGTTCTCTAGCACTAGGTTGTATTGTTGTACCATGGTCCTCTATGTCATCAGCAATAATTAAGTCACAGTCACGAGAAAGTATTTTACCACCCTTACCTACAGCTACCATAGTAGGTGATTTAATACCTGTAACTGTTCTAGTACCTATAGTAAATTGTCCTGATGACCAAGATTTACCTGACCTAACTTTAGGTTGGAACTTAACTCCTGGTCCATTTATTTCTTCGTTTAATTGTTCATTGTTTTCTAAGTGGTCAAGCACAGCACCTACTGCATTCTTAGCAATATCTTCATTACCACCTACCCACATAATTCTTATGTTAGGGTTATTACATATCTGCCATACAGCAAAGTGTGTTAACAAATCTGTCTTACCATGTCTAGGTGGACTTAGTATCATTTGTTGTTTACCATTTTCTATAGCATCAACAATGTTGTTTATCCAGTTTTCATGAAACTCTGCTGTTTCGTATAAGTCACCAGTTTCTGTTTTAAAATACCTATCTCTAAACTCTTTAAAATCTTTTAATGATTCAACTGTATCTTCTGATATAGACCAGTCTTGTTGTGCTTCAAAGTTTTCTTTATCTTCTAAATAAGCAGCATACATTCTTGTAATTTGACTTCTATCTATTTCTAATAAGTCAGCTACTTGTTGATGTGTTTTCTTTTTGTTTTCTATATCTGCAGCATAGTATTGAACAAAATCTGGATATTTAGCTCCTCTAGATTTAGATTCATGTGAACCTCTCTTATCTACTTTTTTATTACTAGATAAACTTTTTAAATAACTGACTCTACGCCTACATTGAGTACTACAAAACTTGCCACCTTTAACAGCTACTTTGCGACATTCCTCACCAGAATATTCATTTCTTTTACACCTAGGTCTAGGCATTATTTTTTCTTTGGAAGTCTTTTAATTTTTCCATTTTCTGTTCTAGCAAACCTGTGTGTTTTGGTTTCTCTACTAGGAATAAGAGTTCCATAGTATCTCTTGCCACCCCACATCCAACTTACTCTTGCCATTATTTTCCTACTTTCTTTTGTGCATTTTTATGTGCTTTACTAAATGATGTTCCTCTTTTCATAGAGTTAGTCATATATTGTAAATGTTTTTTTGTATGATGCACAGAATGTTTTTTCATAGTTTGTTGTTGTCTTTTAGTTAAACTAGATACATCTACACCTTTAATTTTCATTTTTTTCTCTTTTTCTTTTTAAGTGCTTTAAAATCAGCTCCAGTTATTTTGTTTCTAGGTGGTGCAACTCGTGCAATCTTTTTCTGTTTTGCAGAGTAACCTTTTTTACCTTTTGGCATATTATCTCCTTACCAATCCCTACAAGCCCAGTAACGAGCAGTAGTTTTATCTTTTGCAGTAGAACATTTATGCCTAGCACGAAACGAAGCTCTTGCTTTAGGATTGCTTTTACGAACAGGCATATTTGGGTCACCAAACATTACTTTCTTTACTTTACCATTAGACATAACAAAAACTTTTTTTGACTTACGCCCATATCCTGGTTCGCCTTTCCTAATAGCACTAGGACTATTTAGCTTAACCTTCATCCCTTGCCATTCAGCCATTTAGTATCTTCTACCTTTTTTCTTTCCAGGTTTCTTTTTCTTCTTCTTGTAACCATACATAAGTTTTAGTTCTCCTAACTATACTATATCTTGTATGAGTGATTATATAAAAGGAAATAAAAATCCTAATTACAAACCCTCTACTTCATATAGTAGTGGAAGAATTTGTTTGAAGGAAACTTGCGATACAGTTATATCTAAATATAACAAGTATAGATATTGTAATAATCACAAACCTAAATCGTTTCCTAGAATCAAAGGTAGAAAGCTGCCTGATGGTTTACAAGAACCTAACAAATAGCTTGTTTTAAAATATGTTCGCCTAATTTATAATGCACACAATTTCTAAGTATTTTTCTTTTATCTTTTATTTTGTATTGAGATAAATCTACTTTATGCAATTTTTGCAGTTCTGGTATTTGTGCTGACCTTATCTTGTCAGTTTCTATTTTTATATCTTTAATATCAAAATTAGACCAAAACATATGTCTTTGTAATTTAGTAGCTTGTATTAATGGCTTGTAATAAGGAACTACATTTTCAACTACCCATAACTTGTCAAAATTATATTGCAAAAAAATAATTTCTTCATATAATTTCATATCAGGATATATTGGTTTAACATTCCTATACCTAACACCAATGTTTTGTCTAAAACTACTATGACTAGGACAAGGTGGGCTTGACCATATAAAATCATAGTTTTTAAAATTTTGTAATAAATAATCGTGTGCATCTGCAACTATTACATTATCGTTAGGATATAAATCTTTATATATAGCAGCTATATTTTCATCATATTCAACTGCTGTTATTTTGTGTTTTTCTCCCCAAAGTTTTCTATTACCACCAATTCCTGCATACAAATTTAATATTTTCATATATGCAGCATAACAAGTTTATATTTTATTAGAGGCGTAAAAAAATTTTATTTTGGATAATCCATAATTGGATATTTAAGGTTTTTTAAAAATTGTTTTTTATTTTTTTTGTCACCTAAATAATATATATACCTATGTTTTCTAGGTCTATCTATTTTGTAAAATATATCTGGGTTACTATTCCTATATTTACTATCCCATTTTTGGCAAATTGTATAACTATGCAAATTGCTATTAACCATACGCCAATCTGTTCTTTTTGCACTTAAACCTGTATATATAAAATTTGTTGCTTGATAAACAATTCCTGTATGATTTTGCTCTGTGTCAGCATAACTAACAATGATTAATGGTTTAGGTAACATTTTTAAAGATTGTCCAACTAAATAACTAGCTTCATTTTTTCTATTATATTTTAAAACTAAACGATTTAATTCAATTACTTTATCCATATAATTTTCTCCTGCTATTCCTTTTAATAACGCTTTACTAGGTGGTGTGCCATAAGTAACAATACCAATTAACTCATCATTGTCATACATACCAAATACATAACTCATACTTGGTTTTCTTTTTGCATAATGTATATCAAGAATAAAAGGGTCAGCTAATTTTTTATCTTTGAGTAATTGGACTTTGTATTGCATTATTAATTACATTAACATAATTGTGTTTTATTTTGCACACCCTAGACAAGCTAGGGCTATACAGGGAGGAACATGAATAAAGAATCATGTTGTTCCCATAATAACAGAAAATGGCTAATCAGTTGCCTGAAAAACCATTTCCTGAATTATTTAGTGTTTCACATACAGTACTTGTATTATACAGAACCCATGTTATTATTCAACTATAAATATTATTTAGGAGTAAGTAGATACAGGTAAAGAGGGCATCAGGAGCACAAAAGGCTTACCAGGGAAACCTGACCAACTAGAAAGACAAGTAAGCTACCCAAGGTCTAACCAAACTATCTAATCAGGCAGAATCGCAACTACATTGCATTGGATGCCTGTTATGAAAAACCAGCTAGACTAGACACTATTGAAGAAATGTAAAGAGTGTAAGAATACACTTAAACAGATAGGTAACACTAACCAATATTACTGT